ATTCATTACAATATTTTCATCTTCAATTTCAAAAAGTTCACATCTTAATTCATAAACATAATTTTTTTGAAGTTGATAAAATGGTTTTCTATTTTCAACATATTTAATTTCCATAAAGCTTTCACTTAATGGAATGTAAATTAAATCCCCCTCATTAGGACGTAGCGCATTTTTTACATCTGGGATTTGTTTCATCAATTCCCCAATGTAAGTTTCAAATCTTTCTTTAGAGATAATTAGGTTCATTTCATCAGTAATTCTAACCCCAAATTTACTCATTAAAATGCTATTAGAATCAAATCCTTCATATGAAGCAAGATATGCTTCAATTGGAAATTGATTAGTAAATGTAGAATATAAAACTTCTTTTATAACTTTTCCTTCCGCAATAATTTCTCTTGGCATATAATAAACTTCTATGCCATACATTTTCAATTGTTCATTAATCAAATCCTGAACAAGACTTTGTTCTCCAGAAGTGCCTTGTATGAAAAATGGATTTAACATACTAACCAATAAGATCAAATGGAGCAGTTTCAAACTCACTAATCATTCTCATTCTAATTTCTTCCAATTCTTTTACTGCATCATCATAAATTTGACGTCCATTTAACTCTACGCCACCTGGAAGTTTTACTCCTTGAAATTTAATTAAATTTTGTCCCCATTGTTTTTTTAGAGTTGCAGTAAAATAAAGTTTTAAGAAAGAATCATTATAAACTTTAGTAAAATCAGTTGGATCTAAAATTCTATAACATTCCATTATGAGATAGTTTCCAGCAACAATACTATCCCAACTCATATCAATATAGAGTCTATTTTGTCTCTTATTAAATCTAATCTGTCTTTGTGGATTGACTATCCAATCAATATCTTCAAGATATCTCTTGGTAACATAATAATTTACAAGTTCAGTAGAACTAAACCAGTAGATATCATTTAAGAATAACTGATAATTAACATTAAAAAGGTTTGATGTAATAGTTCTATTATCAAGTTTGAAAACTCTTTCTACTCCAACAATAGTATCTGGAATTGGAATATAGTTTGAGTTTTCTTCCCAATTAAATGATCCCAATCCAGATGATACTGTTGTGGTAACAATTCCAGCAGATCTTGATCCACCACGTGCCCTTCCCCTATCAATATCATTTTGAGTAAATTGATATTTTAAAAACATTTTTTCAACACCATCAAAATGCCTTTCATTAAAATACTGAAGGGCATCATCTAATCTATCATCAATCTGTTCCTCTGAAACATTAATTTCCAGAACAGGAGCACCAAGTTGTCTTAAAGCATAATCAATTAATTCTTGTCTTGATGCTGGTTTTGCCATTATGTTTCTACTTTTTAACTATTTAGAAATTTTTACAAAGATCTGATATTATCTCTTGTTGTTTCATATACAATTTCACATAACACTTACAAAGATTTCTCATTAAATCCAAGTTTGTGCAAGTATCAATCTCTCTTGAAATTTTTTCATATTCAAATAATTTAGAAATATTTTCAAGTTTTAGGTTATCTGGATTCATTTACTAAGCCCTTTAATAATTGTTTAATTTCTTCTATGGAAGATTTCATTTTTTCTACATCATCAGTCAAAGACTCTAATTTTTGTTTTTCATTTAATCTTCTATTTTTAGAAGAAATATAATTCTGCATTCCTTGAATGTCTGTATTAATAATTGCATTTGTCTTCAAGTCTCTAATTATATTTGGATGTCCTTCAACTTTAGCATATTTATTTTTCATCACTTCAGTGCAATTACTCTTAAGTTTTGAATAATTGGGGTTACTGCTTGATTGGTGCTTGAACATACAATTTTAATTGCAAAACCTGTAAAATCTTCCAAATTGTTCATAGTATATTCATATTCCAAATACTGATTGCTCAAACTTGATGCCACAAGTTTATCTGACAATCCATTATTGTAAGCTTCATTTTTTACATTTCCATTTACATCTAAATTAGTATATCCTGGAAACAAATTCCAAACTTGATCTTCATCTGGTGAATCATTTCTGAACAACTTGTAAAGCACTCTAATGTCACAATCTGCTGGTCTATAGGCATCAAGTATAACTTTCAGTGCATTTGCACTTTGGAGCAAATCAACTCTGTTGGTAATATGAATAAATGTATGTGGGTCATCTACATTTGAATTTACTCTATTGTCAGTTGTGTAAGCAATACCAACAATTGGTTGAGTTATTCTGTTATTGTTGACAGTTAAGAAAGATTTTTCAACATTGATGATTGGAGAAACATTAGAATCAGAAGTTCCTAAATTCAGATCTAAAGTGAGAGATTTGTTTCCTGAGAATTGAGTTGCATTTAAGAATTGATTTTCATTTTCTTCTGATGCTACTAATCTTATTGTATTAAATGTAGTTGTATTTGATATTGAAAGTGATGAGTATCCTTGATCTTCAAATGGAGATTCATTTCCATCAACACTTTGACCAGAAATAGATCTTAATGATGCAGAACAAGTAGATCCATTAAATACTGAAACAAATTCTGAACTTATACCTACTGCGTTATACAGTTTGTTTTTTGTTGCATATACAGAGTTTCCACCACCAAATTTAGATGAAGTAAATGATTTTGCAATACCAATATAGTATGAATCTATAGTGATTGGATGTGAGTTTGAAATAGTATGAGAAGTATTGATGCCAGTTAAAGATACTCCATTAAATTCATACTTATAAACTAAAGATGTGACTGGATGATTAATAATTGGAGAATTTTGAATTCCTCTTGTAATTACTGACAATTCCCCTGCAACAGAAGCATTTTCATATTTAATTATTTCCTCATCAATTAAAACATATCCTGGATTTGCTGGAGAAACTGTTTGACCTTCAAATACAGTGAAGTTTGAATTATTTGTAACTAAAATAGATCCAGTTGCGGTTATACCATATCCAGCAGTTAATGTTGTTGGAGAAACATCTGTTGAGACACCTTCAATTTTCACAATATTACTTGCAGAATTCATGCCATGATTTGGATGAATAATCTGCATAAAGTATCCATTATTTGGAGCATCTGACCCAACACCAACCACAATTGGATTTGTTGGAAGACGATTTTCAATATCCTCAACTTCTACTTTTGAATTATAGAATCTTGCAGTTCCTCCTGCTGTAGAAAATTTACACTTTTTAAGAGTAAATTTAAGATCATCAGTTTGAACTGCTGTCCAAGTTGTTCCATTTTGTGAAATAAACAAAGATCCTAAAGATGGTTGAGAATTAATAATTACTTTTTGAACCTCTGGCAAACTTGCAGTAGATATTTCAACTTCACCAACTCTTGAAACCCATACATTATAATCAAATGAATCTGACAAAAGAACTACTGCATATTCTCTTCCACCTTCTAATCTGGTCAAATTATCAAATGTAAATGTTGTTGCTTTACTTGCATCAGAACTTGTTATAATTTGAGATGGATTTAAAACCTTTTCAAGATTTCCCACTATTTTATCAGGACCACCTGGAGTGCCATTGATAACTTCTCTAATTTGTAATGAAACTGGAATATTACTATCTTTGCTTGCAAAGAACACATCCACTGAAGATGGGATAATACCATTTTGATCTTCTACTATAAATGACTGAGCTAATGGGTCATAGTAGTTTATTGTGGTTGTTTTAACTTCTGTACCAGATGAAGTAAATACAGATTCTGCAGAACTTACGAATTCTCCAGGAACTCCAAGTGATGTTGATTGAGTTACTCTTACTGGAGTCCTTCCAGTATTGTATTTTTGAGAAGAATTATTTGGATCTGGTATAAAAATACTTCCAATTAAAGTTCCATTATTATCAGTAATTAATTGATTTTCCGATACAGTAGCTATTGCTTTACTGGTCTCTCCATATAACTTACATCCTTTAATTAAATTGCCATAGAATTTAGATATATTGGCAATTTCAAGGGAAGAAGTGTCAATATTTAATAAGGTTGATTGTGGACCATAAACTGTTGCTATTCCTGAAGAAGTGCTATATGGATTTGCTGTGTAAGTTGATTCTGGGGAATTATATTTTCCAAATTTATGATTTGGTGTACAAAGTCTAAAAGTACAAATTTTTTGACTATCAGCGCTGATAGTGTTTGTATAAGCAGTTACAGTTTCTCCAATTTGGAATGATCCAGTAACGTCTGTTATTTGAAGTAGTTTTGGAAACACATAAGTAAATCCATCAACATTAGAACTTAATTCTTTAGAATCAAATAAAAGTTTAAATTTGGTGTTTGGTTTTAATCTTGTAGCAACAAATTCAATGTTTCTGGATCTAATATAAGGTATTGATGCTGTAGTTACACTTGCATCAGAAGATCCCACTCTAGAAACATTAGCTACTCTTCTGGATTCTGAAATTTCTACAGTCCAAGTATCACTGTTTGGATTTAAATTTAATAATCCAGACCAAGTTACTACTTGATATGGATTAATATTTACAATTCTACTTGCAAATGGTTGCTTTACATGATCAGTTTCTGTATATGATAATGTTAATGTATTGCCAGTTAATTTTAAATTACTTGAATTGGTATCACTTAAATTAATTTCAGAAATAGTATTTTGACTATCATTGGAATACAAAGAAAGATTAATGAGATTTTTTATTGTTGGGGAAGATATTGTATTGTTTTCTATTTTAGATCTATAGATTGGAGAAGTGGTATTTGAAAAATCAGAAGAACTGAAATTATCTACAAAAAATCCTGATTTAAATCTATTAAATCCATTTTCATCTTCTATTAATAAATTTTTAGTTGTAGATTCTAATAATGAAAGACTTGTATAATATTCTAAAGATTCTACTCTATTTTCAATATCTCTTAAATCAGACATTGTATATCTTCTATTATCAGTTAGTAGGATAACAATATCTGTATTGAGATCATAAACATATGGTACAGATAAAATTGTTGCTACATCTAATACTTCTTTAAAAATTGTTGGTAATTTTGGATCTTCTGCAGGAAATCCCAATACCAGTTCAAATTCACCAGTAGAGGATAAAGTTAATTTATCATATCTTGGTAAGTAAAAAGAATAGTCAAATATAAAGTCTTCATTAGAAGATAAAATTTGAGTGGCATTTGATCCAGAACCAGAAAAATCTCTGGAACCAAAATCAAATGGGCTGATAGTGCTTGAAGTATTGTAATTAGATACTCTTGGTCTTACGTCAATAGTATCTAAATTTCTAATTTGATTATAAACTGGGATTTTATTTTTATTGATTGTAGATGGATAACTATTAACTGTAATTACATCACCATTATCAGTAGACTCAAAAGAAAATCTATCAAAATATATTCTAATTCTATGAGATGGTTCTTTTGAGGAATTTTTTCTTACAATTCTTCCAAAATCATAAAATTGTTTTCTTTGCCCATTATCAAGATAAAAGTCATTAGTGATATTAGTTGAACCAACATTCACTGTAGATACTGTTGCAGTATATCCACTTTCTTCAAATGAAACTATTTCAGAGGCAGAAAATACTTTTTGATTTTTGTAAATAATATAAATTTGACTTGTAGTTTTATTTTCTGCATATACTGCAACTGCCCCAGAATCTTGTCCTATTAGAATTTCTCCTACAATTAAATCTAAAGTGTTTCCATTTGGACCAGTGATTCCAGTCAATGAAATCCAAGAAGGAGTAGCAGTTCCAGTTCCAGTAGATTCAAATATACCTTGAACTTCAAAAATATCTGGATAATTTAATGAGATTTCATTATCCTCTACTCTAACTCCATATACTGATGTTGATGTTAAACCAGCATTTGGTGGAGTTGAATATTTAGTTTTTGTAATATCTATAAAAGAACATCTATTTAATTTTTTAAACTTATTAGTTACATTAGACTTAATTTGTGTGGTGATGACAGAACAAGGTCCTGCAGTGGAACTTAAGTTCGTAAATTCTGCATTTTTATTTCCATTAGACCTTGTAAAGGTTGCATTAGAAAGATTTTCTAATGTTCCATTAGCATTGACTACAATATATCTTTCTTCATCAAAAGATGCATATGTGTAATCACCTACTAATGTTGGAAGAGTTAATGTGGTTGAAGATTTTGATACTCCAGTATATTGCTTTTTAATATAAACGTTTGAATTTAAAGTACTTACATTTGAAATATTACTGTGATTTAATTCAGTGTATAAAGATGATGATTCAGAATTAACAACTACTTGAGGCTTAATTACTTTTAAATCTGATATTTGGTAAAATGTTGTTCCAGAACCAATGTTTCCAGTACAAACATTTTGAACTGTGGATTCTCCTGTAACAGCAATTTGATTTTTAGATGCTGCTATAGAAGTGATTTTAACATAAACTGAAGATGATAATCCTGCTCTGGTAAATGATAATACATCATTTACCTTTAAGGATGATGCAAATGAACTTCCATTATTACTTGTAATTGTTCCTATACCAGAATCAATTTGAGCAGTAAATTGACCAGTAATATTGCTTTGTTTAGAAAGTAAAGTATCACCAACAAAACTTACTGATTCATTATAAATTGATTTTATATCATCAATTGAATAATCTCTGACTGCAGTAAGAGTCTGTAAAAATTCTATCCCATTTACAATTAAAGTTTCTCCAATAGAAAATTTGCCAGAAACTTGATATAATTTTACAGAGGCTCCACTAACTTCTTTTGCATATCCAAAAGCACCACTATTCTTTCCCTTTACATAAGAACCTACATTCAGCGAAGAAATTGCTCCACTTAAAGTTAAATTAGTGTATGTTTGAATATCAAATAAGTATAAGTTTGCTTGACTTGAGGGATTTTCAAATGAAGTATTGTGAGATTCAAAATCGTAAACTCTTGCAAATCCTACTGTAGTTCCAGTTGCTACTTGATTTGTCAATCTCTGATCCAACAGAGAAACTGAAAACGTAGTAGTTAATCCAAGAGTTGGGGATCCTTTTACGTTATTAATTCTAATTAAATCGCCACCATAAAAAGATGTTGATGAAGACTCTACTGATTTTGTAATTCTTGGTTTTGGATAATCTATTAAAACATTACTTGTTGGAATCTCATATCCTTTTACATATGCTTTTCCAGGAGAAACTTTTAAAAGTCCTAAGTCAATTGATGGAGAAGAACCATCTGGTGTTTTTTGAGTTTCTGTATAGAGTCCACCATTTCCAAGATTATCATTCAAGGACTCTAATGCCTGTATATTAAAAGCATTTACATAATAATTTCCAGACTCATCATAAGTTCTTCTGGCTAAAATGTCATTGATAAATGAATACTTATCATCTTTTTTGATTGAAGTTACTATTCCATTAGTAACTCTAAACAATTCTATAAAATTATCATCATTAAAGTTATCTATTGATTTTTTAGATAAGTTTAAAGTAATTTTTAATCTATCTGCTCCTGGAGCAGCATAATTGGAAAAACCTTGTGCATTATCATTTAAAGATGGGTCTTCGTCAGAATCTATAATATCTTCTACTATTTCTAATCCAACTCTATATGAGGGAGTGTTAGTATATTGATCTAAAATAATTGTACTTGTTTCAACTCCAATAAAGTACCCTCTAACAAAATAAACACCTTCTGTTAAATTTGCAGCAGATCCTACAGATGTTGCTTTTCTATTGGTTAAAGAAATTACTCTTGCAAATTCTGAATTGGTAAAAATGTAAGAATCTCCAACAGGAATATCTGATAAAGTTATTAATTCTTCTCCATCATCAAATACTTCTTTTGTAAAAGATTGATCATCAAAACTGTCAGATGATGAAATATACTTTACATATAATGTTGTATTTGCTCTTTCAGAATCTTCTTTAGATAAAACTTTTAATACTTTTGCTGAAATTCCAGTCAGTTTTCCTTTTATAGTCTTCCCAACCAAATTCTCATAATATGCTTCTATGTTAATTCCCTTGTAAGTACTTTCAACTTCTACGCAAGTAAAATTTCCATCATAATTTGATGCTCCAGGAATTACTACACCGCCATTTGTATAAAAAGCAGTTCCAAATTTTTCAATTTGATTTTGTAAAATTGATTGTAAAGTAGTTAGTTCTCTTGACTGTACCGTAGTTCCTGGTTTAAATAAAACCTTATAGTAATTTTTGTCCTCACTAAAATCATCAAAATAAGGACTTTTATTTAAATTTGTACTTTGGGGCATTTTAGAACTCTATAATAATTTTGATATCTTCTCTTTGTTGAGATTGTCTTGATACAGAAACTCTGTTATCAATATATACTATCTCACCACTCTTTGTATTTATCTCTGGATTTGCAAGTCCTCCAGAAAAAGTTTGACCCAAAAAAGTTTCTCCTATTTGAGATCCTGAAAAACTCAATATATTATAGTTATTACCATTTATTGTAATGGAACTTGTATTAAAATTAGAATATGAATATGTTGATGTTGTAGTTAAACCAACTCCTTTAGTCAAATATCTATCAAATGTTTTTGTAATATTTCCAGAAGAATATGTATCAATGTAAAATTCTCTGGGTTTTGTGTATTTAATTACAGTAGAAGATCCAATAGAAACTGCACTTACTAAACTTCCAATTGAATTTGTTTGAGATTGTGTTATTACAGAATCTTCAGGCTCTGAAGATGCAGAAGTTCCATCAACTAAAATTCCATAAACTCCTGATCCTGTTGTGTCTGTAAAAGTAGTTGTGCTTCCAAATTGTGTTATATCTTTAATTATTCCAACTCTTGCAAATTGATTTCCTTCAATGAAATCAGGATTTGTTATAGTATTTTCTATTCTGGAATAAATTAAAACTCTATTTGTACCAAGCTCTGTATAAACGTTTTTACCATGACCTCCTGGAGGTGGTATAATCACATTAAATACTGATTTATTTAATTGTGGTTGTACAATAGAGTCTAAATTTAAAGTTGCAAAAGTATATCCAGATCCTCCATTGGTCACAATAACTTCTATAGGTCTTCCTTGTTCATCAAAAGTTACTGATGCCAATCCTCCAGAACCATCTCCGACAATTGGAACATCATTAATTATGTTTGTTGTTGATTGTATTAAATAAGGTTGAGAATTTTCAATCAAAATAGTCTCAATTTTCCCATCAACTGAAGCATCTCTAATTCTTGATATTTCAGAGTCTGTTGAACTTTCCCAATTATTTGGTACAGATATGTAATTAGTAGAATCAATTTTTAAGGCATCTGAAGCAGAAATAGTGTAAAGATATTTCCAAACATATCCATCATTTTCTGTTTCTGGAGATTCTGATGTATGAACAGGTTCATTAATAGAAATAACTCCTTTATTTTGGTTTGAAGGAGCAGCACCATTATTAATACAAACATAAACTCTATAGTCCCTATTCACAACATAATACCTACTGTCATACAATCTTGTATAGTTTGTGATAGGAGTTAAATTATATCTACTATAATCATGCCTATACATATCATACTTCAATCCAGTAGTCCACTGAATTTTTGGAATAACTCTAATAGTATTTGATGATGTTATTTTTTTTACTCCCAAGATTGTATTTTTATGTTCATTCAAATAATTTAAATTGTCTACAGGTTCTGGAGTATTGCTGTTCCAATCTGAAAGATAGTCACTGTAATTTGACAACCCTATAAAGCAATAATAATTTCCGTTATCAATATCATTAATAAAATTAGTACAGGTTCTAATTTTTAAATTATCAGTTATTATAGCAGGCATTTTTTGTGGACACTTTTATCTTATTTATTAAGATTTTCTCCAGATAGAAATTGTTGTTATATTAGTTCCTGAAGGAGAATTTGAAGTATAATAAGTTTTTCCAATCCCAATAAAACCTATTCCTATAGAAGCTACAGTAACTCCAACACCAGTGTAATCAGATTCAACATAGTCACCAACAACAATTAAAGATCCAATTCCTACTGTTGTATTAATACCAATTCTATTTGTCTCAACTCCAACAAAAGTTCCATTTGTAGTCCCAATACCAACAAAAGAATAAAGTCTTGATCTTTGGGAAAATCTTGACTTGTTTACATATTCTCCAGATATAATTTTATCTTGTTTTTGTGGAGTCCAAGAAATAGATCTAAATTGAGAAGAACTTTCTGAAAGACCTAATTTATTGTACAATTCAGTTTGAACTGTATCAGATGTTAAAATTCTTTTTACTGTTCTTGTTTGTTGTTGTTGAGGTGATTTATTCAATAAATCTTTGCGTATTTGTAAAATGTCTCCAGGTTCTATAGGAGGATCTATATTAACAAATTCAGTGTCATTATAACTTCCCTTATAAAAATAAACTTTTATTGTACTACCTAATGGAGGAGGTTCTTTAAATAAAACTTGAGTTCCTGAAGTAAATGTGTAAGATTCATTAGGAATTTGTAAAACATCATTTATAAAAATTAACAAATTGTAAGCTAAGTCTATTTGAGATCCACTTATTGTTTCCAAACTTATTGGTTGAGACTCTCCATCGACAGTCTCATATAAAGTAAATATTTTTTTTCTTCCATTTGCATAACTTGTAAGATCATTTAATTTTTGCAATATTCCAATATTCCAAGCAGCAAATTTATCTTTTTCAACATCATTTATTGTTATTTGTAATGGAGTACATCCTGGAGCAGTAACAACACCTACTGGAGTTAAAACTTCTCCTACAGTGTATCCATATCCAGGATTGGTAAATTTAAAGTTTGTTACTGTTCCAGATGAATTAATATCAAAAGAAGCAGAAGCACCTATACCAAAAGTTGATCCAGTTACAGGAATATTTTCATATCCAAATGGAGAATCTATAACTACAATTGGAGGTGTTCCTTCAGAGTAACTTCCAACTTCACTAAAAATAGTTCCTACAACATGCCCATTTTCAATTATTGCTGTTGCTAATCCAGTTGTTCTTATTCCAGAAGAAGTTTCAAAATAAATTTTATAAATTAAATCTGATCTATAACCAGAACCAGATACACCAATAGCAATATTATCTGGATTTATTTCTTTTTCTGGTAAAACACCTCCAATGAGGAGTTCTGCAGGGACCATAGGTTGATAGTTAGTTCCATAACTTAATCCATATCCAACTATTATTCCTCCTCTTGGCAATCCTCCAACATTCACATCATAAGGTTTTGTAGTTCCAAATCCAGAATTGTATTCTCCTTTACTTCCTATAAATGCAATACTTGTAATTCCTGCTATAGAATCTTCTTGGTATGTAAAAGCTTCTTCAGACTCTGGATATTGAAATATATTATTAATTAAAACAATTCCATTATCTGATTTAATGCCAACAGTATTAATTCCTGATGTTGTTAAAGTAAAAGAAGAACTTATTCCATTAAATTGTTCAGAAACATCATCAAACACTGCATTTCCATAATAATTTGATCTTAGAAAAGCTCTTCCATGAAATTTAGTTTCTTGATTTGGAATAATTTGAACAAGTTGTACATTTGATACTGGATTAGCAAGATCAATTGAATTAGTAAATTGTATTCTTTCATTATTGATTGCTTTTAAATAACTATTAGCAAAACTAAAATTATTTTCTGAATTTTTAATAATAAAATAATTATTTCCTGATGTTAATTCATTTGGGACCCTTGCTCCAAAAAGTTTAACTTGAGAACCTGTTTGAAAATTATTAGTAAAATAATTAAAAGAATGTGATGATATTCCTGTGTTGGAATAGTTAAAATTTTCTGGTAAAATTAGTATAGAATAAGTTCTTCCTTCTAAAGGAGCACTTGTAAAATAAATTATATCTTTATCAATAGTGTAATTTCCTTCCATTACATAGGCAACATTTTCTTGACTTATTTGAGTATTATCAGTTCCCAAATAATTTAAATCTTCAAGTAATGTAATATCATATCCAGTTCCATACCCAACAGGAGTTGTTTTTAATTCATAATCTAAAGTTAAAATTCTAAAAAGACCATTGTTAATTTTTAATACAGAAGTTGGTTTTATGTTTCTTAAAGATGAAACTCTAATTTTTGCTGAATTAAATACAGTCTGTATGCCAACAGTAGACCCAATTGAAAGAGGAGATTGAATTACGTTGTCTATTGAAATTAAACATTTTGAATTTTGTTTTTCAACTTCAAGATAATGCTCAGTTCCTATTCCTACAGAAGTTATATTCACATAAGAATTTGATAACGCTAGAGAAGATGCAAGAGCAACTCTAATTGTATCTTTATCAACTACTATTGGATATATTGTGTTTGGAAGATAAGTAATTCCCAATCCAAATCCAGAAGAACTTATTCCTACAGAAGAACTGCCAACACCTAAAGTATAATTTAGTGTTTCTCCTGTTTTGAAGTAATGGTCTTCAATCTTAATAGTATTATTATTTACATTCACTACATTACTATTACTACCATTAAACTGTTTATAGAATAATGGAGTTCCTTTATGTTTTATGGGAAAAGATGTTCTTCCAAAAATATTAGGAACATATAAAATGTCTATGTTTTCCATTTATGATTGTGTTGTTAAAATATTTTTCTCAAAAAACTTGATGGAATAATTAGCATTATCTGCAGGTATGTAAGATAATATATAAGCATTTGTTCCTGAATCATAAGTTGTTTCAAAAGACAAATCATTGAGGTTTCCAATTACAGAATAGTTTATATTATTTAAATATGTTTCTTGCTGATAATGAATTGAATCTAATAAAATAAAACTTTTTTGTGTAGTAATTCCTATTGTTTTTGTTACTTCAATACCAAATTTTGATGCTGCATAAAATATTGGAACTGAATTGATAATTGTATTATCTCCAGAATTATAATTTCCAGAAACCATAGAACTATTTAATCTTGTTGGAGAATCTATAATTTCACTTGGAGATGTTAATGTATTTGTTAAAAATGTTATATTGCTATAAATTGTTACACCAATTCCAGAAACTCCATTATAAGTGATTAGTAAATTTCCTCCAGAAGTAGAAATTCCAATAGTTCCTAATCCAACTAATTCATTTTGAGCATAAGTATTATATTGAACAATACCAGAATCATATAAGAATGCAGTTTCATTAGAACTTTCAATATTATTAAAAGTTGAAGATATTCCTACAAATAGAGTTCCTGAAGATGATTCTGATAATGGTATTGAATAAATTGTTTTTTGAGTTGGAGAAATTTCAGAAGCATAATTAGATGTTACTAAAACGTTTTTAACATACCCATAAGTTGTTGTAGTAATTCCAACAGTTGTGTTAACATTTTCTCTAATGGCTTTGATAGATAAAGAATTGAATACATTAATTGGAACATAATTAATTACTATTGTGTTGTCATTCAAAACATCAGCAGTAACTTTTCCAAAATTATTATTTTCAAAGTAAGAGTATGATGTTAAATTAATATTTGATCCATTTCTGGCTAAAAATAACTCAAAAAATTGTGGGAATAAAAATGGACCCAAGAAAGAATTTGAAGATTCTATAAAAAATACATATTTTGAAACAATACTACCAGTAATTTCATCTATAGGAATTGTTACTACTGGAGAAACATTTGTATTGAATAAGTTAGAAATGTCATCTATGGAAAGAACTAAATTTTCATTTGAAAGTAAATAATCAGATAAAATTTTACTATTAAATTTTATAATGTCTGATGCATTGTAATTATAATCTTCAACATTTTCAAAAACCAAATCAAAATCATTAATTGTAGTCAAATCAACATAAGAACTAATTGCAATATCAACTTTTGATGAGTCATCTACAGTAATAGAAGAAATTCCAGAAGGAGAAGATTCTACTATTAAATCACTAAATTTTTTGTATCCTGCTACATGAGAAGTATCAGAAACAACTGAGTCCCAATTATTTAAAGATTTTTTGCTTTTGAGTGAATAAGAGAATCTTTGATAATAATCATTATCTGGAAGTTTTTGTATAATTGATGATAATTGTCCTTGTTGAGTTCTCCATCCTATAGTTTTTGGAACACTTGAAGATGAGTTTAGAATTAAGTTATAATTTTCTATCTTATAAACTTTACCTTTAGACAAACTTGATTTGCCAGTTAACACATCCTCAACTTGAATGTTATTTGGATTTTTAATTTTAATTAAATTCGTGACAGGATCATTATTTTTATTTAAAATAATATTAGAATCTGCTATTTGTTCTCCACTATAAAAAACATTTTCTATAAGATTTGCTGTTATTACTGGTAAATAATTAGAATTTACAACATAAGCACTATTTAATAGAGTTCCTTCTACAGAAAATATCCCAGGATATTTATTCAATTCGTAAGTTATTTGAGCTGCATTCTCAGATCCATAAGAAGTCTGAACTCCAACAATTTCAAAGAAATTGTAATCATAATCTGATGAATTATATCCTGCTCCAAAATTTTCTTCTATTCCTTCTACAAAAATTTCATCATTAATAGAAAATGGCAGTGGATTGCTTGTGGTAAATCCTGATATTGGAGTTTCTAAAGTTAAAGTAATCAAATACTTATTTGAGGCAAATGAGGTACTTATTCCAAGAATTTTTAATCCGTTATTATTTTCTGTAAAAACAATTTTATCATCTGTTGAAAACAGACCAGAACTTGGATTTATCAATTCAACTTCAGATATTGATTGATTTTTAACTATGAGATTAGCAACAAAATCAAACACCAAGCTATTGTTTTTGGTGCTATATAAATTAATTTTAGGGGCACTTAAATAATTTGATCCTCTTTTTACAATGTTTAATGATTCAACTTTATAATTATTGTAAATAAATGTTGAAGAATATCCATTTGATAATGGTTTTAGAGTTTTATCAAATGGCAAAATACATTCATCATTCCTAATAGAACTTTTTAAAACTTTTCCTATAGTATTACTAATAGGAATTAAATTTGCTCCAATTCCACTTCCAGAAATTGAAGAAATTTTTGGAAGTTTTTGGTATTCATTTCCTTTAGAAAGTAACTTTACTTTACTTATAGATCCAAGAATATTTGAAGAAGTTACATTATAAGATAATGTAGAATTTAATGATGAATAACTTCTGTTTTCTGGATCTATAGGATAATTAATTTCAAAAGAAGTATCTGAATAAGTAGTGATCCCAGCAATAATATTATTATACAAACTTGGTTTAATATCAATAGTATTAAATTTAAATATAGATTCATCAGAAAATACTTTTTTAGATGATGATTCTATGTTATAAAAAAGAATTTTTGGTGTATATTTTGAGATTGATAATGTTAAAGATGTTGATGTTTTTTCAACTTCTATGCCATTTTGAACATTGCCCAAATATTCATTTGCAAAATTAGAGTCAGTATATAACTTAAATTGGGTTTGAGAGAGAGTGGGAGAAGATAAATCAAAAGTTACAGTTTCATTTTCATAAAACTTAATATTAGGATTATTTTGGGAATCAATTTTTAACTTTGCAGTTGAATTGTCATATGATACAATATATGTTGTGGCAATTCCAGAATTTACAGTTAAATAAACTTTATCCCCTACTGACAGTCCATGAGTTTGTGCTGTAGATACTATTGTTTTATTTGTGTTTATATCAGCAGTTACAGAAGATCTGTTGCTTGTTAATTTATGGAGATAATTATTTTCTGCTGAAGTATACAATAAAAGATTATTAGTATTGTTTGTTATTGAACTGGTCAAACCTATTACATTATCATCAATTTTGATGACATACAAAGATGAAATCCCACTTAAATTTCCAAACCCAGAAACTACAATTGAGTTTTCTCCAAATTGATAATTTACTTTTTCTCCTGTTTTAAATTTGTGATTTGGTAAAAATATTCTTCCAGTAGGAATAAATTCAGTATTACTAACACCATAACCCAATGGCAATATTGATAATGTATTTCCAGCGCCAACAGCAGTTGAAATTCCTACAGAAACAGATTGTTCTGGATTAAAATAATAAACTTCATTCTTAGGTGGAAGATTTGTTGGAGGATAGCTAAAATTAAACTTACTTTGCAATAATGTGACAGAAGTTCCTAAGTTATGAGATGCTGCTCCAGTTTGCCTTAAAACATTAATTAAATTATTAGACAAATCTAATCCAATTATTTTTAAAGTTTCTGAATCTATTTTTATAAGAGAATCTACTTCAAAGTTTAGAATAGAATCTTTAACTTGAATTGATGTTACTATTCCAGTGGTAGTTTGATCTGATATCCCTTGAAGTAATTGAGTTTCTTTTAATGGAACATTTACTTGAACAAATCCTTCTAAATCAGAAAATATAGAGGAAGATATTCCAGAAATTTTAATATAACTTTGATCTTTGATATTGTGTGTTGTAGTTGCAATGCCAACAACTGACCCCTTTTCATAAACTAAAGTAACATTTGATAATGTCTGTGTAGAAGATTGAATACTATTAATTCCTACTCCAGAAAGTTCAGATATTTCTGCTAAAGCTCCAAATCCACCAGTGTTAGAATTGTCAAAAGATATTTGATCTCCTATTGAATATTCAAATCCACCATTAACTACAAGAACATCATCTACTTTAC